GATTGTTGGTATATTATTATATCCCGAACCGCCGGCAGTTACCGTTATAGACGATACATATCTATAAAATGATGGGATATAGTCCGCCATTAGACTTCTTCTACTTCTTTAGTAGCTGTAATTGTTAATCCAGCTAATGTATTAATTGTTGAATTAATTACACTATCATCTATTGTCAGTACCGTATTTCTTGAAGGTTTTGAAACCACTGCTGCTGTTGATACATCAGATGTTCTAACAAGAGCTTGTGTTGTAATGTCTTTTATTGAATCATGAGGCTTACAATTAATCCTCAAATGTGTTTCAGTACTGAATAATGAAGTAAGTAACATGGAAGGTAAGTCTATAGTACCTGAATCATAGTCAATTGTTCCTACTGCTCCAATTACTCTACCATCTATTCCTACTGCGTTTATTGTTCCTGTTCCAGAATAATCTGGTGCTGTTACTGTTGAAGCTGGAACATCAACCAACGAGCCTTGTTGTGTAGAGCCGTTAGTTGTAATATTAAAATATGAACTTGTTACTTCTCTTGGTTGTAATTTCTGATTAAATTTAACAGTATAATTATGTGTTGTATTAAATGTTGGTTTAACTCTTTTCTGTAGTCCTAATCTAATATTAGTAGACATAATAGAATCTGATGAACCTACTATCAAGTCATGCAGTCTAGTATAATAAAAACTCTTATTTAATTTATTAAGTTTTGTAGTAAAATATTCTGACACTGCTGTATTAGCTGCGCTTTCTATTTGTCCTTTTGTTAAAATTGTTTTCTTAGGATCATATACAACACCAATATTTAATGTGATGTATGTGTACTCTGGGTCTACAAATTCTGGGACAATAGCTACAGGAGTTTTAGGATCTATTATTGATGTTTTAATATTATCTTTATCTTGATCTGTAATAATTTGTCCTGCAACAGGGTTTAATGAAATAAACACTTTACCATACATAGGTGGATCGTTCTTTTCTCCTCCCCAAACAGAACATGATTGTATGTTAGCATTACTTGCTAATATTAATGTTTTATAGTCTTGTTCTGTAACTGCTCTATCTCTTGTAGCATTAAATCTAGGTGCATTAAATCTAATTTCATCTATTGTTTCTTGTATGCTGCCTCCCGATGCTGGACTGCTAGTTGTTATTTCAACTGTTTCTCCAGATTGAGATATTGTAGAGCCTGCTGCAAAAGTTTTCGCACCATTTGGACCTTTACCACTTGAAGCAATATAATCTACTTTTATAATATTTCCTGTGTCTAACTTTTTACCTAATATACCATCACCAAATCTTAATTGTGTAAGAGCATCTATTCCTTCTTCTACCCAATAAACCTTACTATCATTTTTAATATCTAAAAGTGATTCTGATTTATTCCAAGTTGTAACTGATAAGTCTGCAAGAGAGGTTTGTATTTGTGCTCTTATTGTAGTGGCATCACATGTATTATTAGGTATTACAAATGGACCATCAGTATTTGCTGCTGGTACAGTAAATTGATTAACTACTCTTAATCCTTCTTTTAATTTTATATCTGAATAAACAAATTTCTTAACACCACCTACAATTTGTGCTGATGCTGTATGATCTTCTAATGGATAAAATGTGTAAGATGATGTTCCTACTGAACTTGTAAATGTTGTATCTCTAGATAGTACTAGAGTTGTTCCTGTGAACGCAGTTGGAGGTGTAACTGTTACTGTACATGTTGCTGTAGAGCCTAGATATGATCTCGGGGTATATCCTAGTGCTTTTGCTATAGATACGACAGATTCTCTTTTAACTGCTGTATCAATAAAGTTTTCATTAGCTAACATGTGAGCTAACATTCCGTTATAATGCGTATTATATGCTAACAAGTCTATTAAAACTGCTAGCCCAGAGCCTTCAAAGTTATAATCTTCGAACTCTGTTTGTGCGTTTAAATATGTTTTTAAGTTTGACTTTATATCATCAAAGTCTAATTCTGATATGTTTAATTGTCCTGCCATTACCTCAGCCTCTCTAGATCTAGTTCTAATTCCTGTGGGTTATTAATCCCTCTAATGTTAAAGTAAACTTTAACTCTGTATTCATTATAATCATACCTAGGCATAACATTTACATTAGTTATTTCAACTCTAGGCTCATAATTTTCAAATAAATTTGTTACTGACTTTTCTATACCAGATGCTGCAAATGTATTCATTGGCTCAAAAAGCTGTCTATATAAATCAGAACCTATTTCAGGATGAAATGGTCTTTCAAAAGGTAAAGTCATCAAAAGATTTTGCATTGATTGCTTTACTGCATTTACATCTATCTTTTTATTTATATCTCCAGTAATTGCATTTTTACCAAAGTCTAAATCAAAGTCTTTGTATAGCCTAGCTTTCTGTTGTCTTAGTTGTGCCATATTAGTATTTATACTTAAAAGTCAAATGTTGGTAACTCAATATTCAAGAAATCATCAGTTTCTTTTTTCTTTTTAACTGCGGTAGTTTCGACATAAACTTTATCAATTTTAGGCATAGGTGGTAATGGTTGTCCTTTTATTAATGCTATTGGGTCTATGTCTGGAAATGATGTAGGTATTCCTTTTACTACTGCATTAATTCCATCAGTTTCTACATTGGGAACCATTTTACAAATAGAGTCTATATCCATAGCACCGGATCGTAACAAGTCTGCTAAATTGTCTATATCTACATCTACACCGCTCCACTTTGTTTTCATAAACTCAAGTTTCTGTTCTAACTCATCTTTTTTAAGAAAGCCTAAAGCTATTAAACCAGCAATCTCTTTCATTTGGTCTTGTAATGGTAGGTCTTCAAAAAGGCCTCCGGGCATTTTAATTGAAGGTATTGCATCATTTAATTTATCCATAACACCTTGTGCTGCTTCCTGAGCAGTTGCTGCTAAATTATCTAGCTCAGCCATACCTGGTATTGACATAATTTTAGATTCTATTCCTGCAGTCAAAGCATCTACTTGGTCTGCTGCTGCTAACATTGCTTTACTTAATCCGCAACTCATATTATGATCCTCCGTTTGGTGCGCTTGTATCTGCTCCACCACCTGCATCATTACCATCATTCTGCGGGTGTGTATGTGTATGTAATGTTACATCATTAGAAGTAATGTTTCCAGCCGGTCCATCTATAGACATTGTAGGAGCATCTATTGTCATATTGTTTGCATCTATATCCATATTGGCTGCTGCCTCTACTTTCATATTTTTAGATGTTGTTAATGTATTGTCACCACCTGATGCTTGTATCATAGGACCACCTGATTGGTGAGCGTATGCTGAACCAGCTCTAAGATAACTTTGTTTTGTAATCATTGTATATTGATTTGCATTAAATGTTTCTGTTACATTACCTACGACAGTTTCTGTTTTGTCTTTACCTACAGACTCTGTTTGTTTTCCTATAATTGTTTCGTTATCATCTAGTCCTACACGAACCGTTCTCATACCTTTAATACTTGTATTCTCATCTGTAGTAACCGATTTAACATCATTGCCTGTAATTTTAGTAACTCTATCTCCATGTATTTTTAAGAAGTAATCTCCTTCTACTTCTTCATATTTATCTCCCATAACTAACATTTTAGCATCGCCTACTATTGTTACATTACAAGAACCTCTTATAATAACATTTTTATCTTCTGCTATAATCTCATAGTCAGAGCCTTTTATTTTATTAATTCTTGTTCCGTCTGCTTGTACTTCTTCATAGTTACCTACAGGATGATAGAAAGCATATCTTTCATTATTAACTGTATTGTCTATTTCTTCTACAAAACCTGATTCTGTTTCTTTTACTTTATTAAAAGGATACATTGATGTATATGTTCCAGGCTCATCAGGTATTCCTTGATTGCCATCTTCTCCTTTTTTCAAGTCTGCTATTGCGTCCCAATACTTAGGTTCAAACTCTTCCATTTCAAATGTTTTGTATGGACCTTTAGCTCTTGCATATGGCTCTTCCCATGTTTTTCCTTCATAGTCTTTTTCTGTTT